AACTTTACCAAATTTAACATCATTATTTATAGCTTTTTTAAGTTCTTCTGTAAGATCTTCAATGTTCCAACCAGCTTCTTCATATTGTTTTGATTGTGCATCATGTTTCATACCCTCTTCTTTATAAATTTTTTTATTTTTAATTATTCCCAAAAAGACTTCGCCTAAATGATTCATTCCTCCGCGAAGTTTTCTTCTATTTGTTCTGCGACCCATTGTGTTTCTTTTTGTTTTGTTTCTTCTTGTTTTGTTTTTTTTTGTAACTCTTTTCTTATATTTTCTACTTTTTGTAACTTTGCGCATTATATATTATGCTTAGAATAATATAATTATGCTTAGAATAATATAATTATTTTTATTATAAATTATTAATTTATTTGCTGCATCTGTTTCCATAACATTTATTCATGTAATAATAATTATCAACTGTGATTTTATTGCCATCTTTGTCCGTTTTAAAAGTTGGACCTGTTATGCCTCCTGCGGAACATTTGTTTCCATTTATAAAAACACAGCAGTTGCTTGATTTGCAATTTTTAGACGTTAAATTACCACACGCGCCTTCTAATTGACTACTATCTCCGCCAAACTTGTTGCAAAAACTAACCGATGCGTCTGTTAACAAGTCATTTTCTAAACCTTCAATACGTTTTCCTGCTCTACTTGTTGAGAAATTGTATACAAGAATAACAACAACTACAAGAATCGCCGGTAAATATTGTTTAATGTATTTTATAAAGAACATCTTCATAAAATATAGCAATATTATTTGTTTTTATTGTTTTTATTGTTTTTAATTTTTGGTTTAATGTCTGCGAGTTTTTTTATTTTTTATTCTGTGTGTTATTTTACGCCTTCTTGTTTTTCTTCCGCCCGTTGTAGGAGCTTCGGCCACCGGTGTTATTTTAACGCAAATATTTGGAGAAACTTCTGATGTAAATGGGTCTTCAATCTTTCCCTGCATAGGAAGAGGTCCTGTTATATCAAATTTAACCGCCAATGTCATGAGATTATTAAATGTTTTAGCGGTTATTCTTATATCTTCAGAAACATCTTTTGGCGTATTTAAACCAGCTCCTGTTCCGCTTTTCTTGCTACCAAACATACTAATGCCGCCACCATTTTTTAACGTTTTCCAGCCTTTTTCATCAACGTCGGCGTCTCTTGTATCTACGACAGGTTTTAATCTTGCCGCGTTAACGTCAAAGAAAACATCCCTATATTCTTTTTTATCGCTATCGTAAATAATTAAACGACATTCAGTGTTTTTATTGGGCGTTCGTTGAATTTCTGCTGCAGTTAGAGTTGATTTTAAAAATTTCTGAATGTCTACCGCACTTCTATAAAGAACGTTCAAGTAAATGGTGTGTTTTAAAGGATTTGGTAAATATGTTCTACCTTTTTTGTTAGAGCAATCTAAAGATTTATCGTAATAAACGCCCGGTTTTCCTGTTGTAATTTTATATAAACCATTGCAATCCTCAGAAACTAATTCTCTCAAGTTTTGCTTTGCAGAAACGCTATCTGAGCAAGGATGAGAAAAATAAGCAGCCTTAAAAGGCATGGATGGAACGGGATCTCCTCTGGTTGTTACACGTAAAAATGTAATTTTTTCTCTTTGAACGTATCCGCAAAATAATTCACTAATATCATTATTAACGCATCTTGGAGATCCCAAACTAACGCAACATATTTTACTCGTTAGAACGTCGTATGGTGATGCGCTGTAAGGAGCAGTCGTTCTTACATGCATCCACGTATAAGCAAAAATTGTACTAAGAGCTCCACCAAGAGAATGCCCAGTTGTAAAAACTTTTACTGAATCTGGTCTTTCTGCGTGCAAATGATTTACAGCTAAATATCGCATTGCTTCAATAATAGCGTGAATAGAATCTGTAAGTAATTTAAAAATTCCATATAAATAAGACTCTCTCTTTCCTTCTGAGTTTCCAACGTAAATGGGAATGAGAGAAGTTGGTTTTGTATACGCACCAGCCGTTTTTCCGCTATAAGTTCCTCTAAAAACAACCCATATACAATTGGGCATTCTCTTGTCAGCTACAACATATATCTCTCCATAGTTGGAAGTTGCTATAGAAATATATTGAACGTTTCCATATGCACCGCGTTGCAGTAGTTCATCCTCCGTTAAATCATACGTTTCTTTTACTTCGCCATTTATCATATTAATTTTTTTTGCCATATCATCAAACGCGATAAATTTTTTTCCTCCATATGTAAAAAGAGGAAGGTTGCTAGGATTATTAATCAAATCAAACGTTGTTTCATCCTCTAATATTTGAGGTATATCTCTAATTGAATCCATTGCTGTTAGAATTGACACTGGAATAATGGGTCCAATAATTTTATTGTATTGTTCTAAAAAGTTTTTATCGCTAAAATATGCAAAGCGCGCTAAAACTGCTGAATAAAATGATATAAAATGAACGTTTCCATAATTTTTTTCTGCAGAGGCTCCTGTTTTATTTGATCTTGTAAAAAATGGCATATATATTAATTAGAGATATATATTTTGCACAACTGTTCCTTTGCTAGTTTTAACCTTTTTGTGCATTGTTTTTTTTTCTTTATGAATTTTATTGTGACACTTTTCGCACAACGTCATCAAATTTGCTACATGATTTTTGTGAAACGATTCGCAAGCACTAGGAGACGCATTAATTATATGACCAGTTTCATTCGCTAAAATTTGATGTTGCAAATGATGGACTTCTTTGCCGGGTTCCTTTTCACACAACTCACAAATTCCGACAACTTTTTTACTATTAAAATGCGAAGTCTTGAGAGAAAGAATGCTTGCAGACGTTGGGTGATATTTCATACGAATATTATGCGCAGATTCAATAAAATCTGCAGGGAGATTGAGTGACTTACAAACTTCTAATCCATACATGTTGTCTCCCGGTCCATCTTTTATTTTCCTATCATACACCAAGAAATCTTTCTCCCTATCATAAATTACTGCCATGTGTTTCAAAACAACAGTTTCCAATTCGCAGATTTCGTCGTAGTTTATAATCTCGTGCAAGTGTGTGGCAAATATAAAGCTACTCTTTTTGGCGTGCAAATTTTGAATTCCTGCAACAAAAATACTTGTCGCGGAAATACTCTCGGTTCCAGAACACAGTTCGTCGCCAAGAACAAGACTGCGTTCATTTGCAAGTCTCAAAATAGTGCGCAGTTCATACATCTCAACTGCAAACGAAGAAAGATTTTTAAACATATTGTCGTTTCCCAATATTCGCGTAAAAATGTATTGATATGGACTAAACTGGAATGATGCACATGGAACATATAAGCCTGCCTGCGCCATTACAACTGCAATTCCTGCGGCTCTTATTAGACTCGTTTTTCCGACTGCATTAGTTCCATATAACAATATTCCGTCTATTACATTATTTCCGAGCGCAATGTCATTGGAAACGTATAGTTCATTTTGCTGCAAGTGTTCTATCAAACAGTGGCGCAAATCCTTTGCGTTAAAATAAGATTTATCTGAATCAACAATATTTGGTTTGCAATAATTAAAGGTCTTTGCGATATTTGCCTTTGTAAAGATAACGTCAACAATTGTAATAAAATCAACAATTGCAAGAATGTGTGATTGAAACTCATCCATTTTATTCAATATTTTGTTATAAACTCCTGTAATAAGATCTTTCATCTGAATTTTAACAGATGACATGGACTTGCATAATTCAGTAATGTCTGGGTTTGAAATAGAGTCATTGGATGCAGTTTGCGCATTCAAAAACAGATTATCTCGCAAGTTTATACAAAACTTGGATTGCGTTTGTCCATCTTCACTTGAAATATAATTTAGCGTGACACCGTGCGCTTGCACAGATGCATCTTTATTAACAATCTCCTTCAAATTGTTGCATCTGCGCTTTGTAGCAACAAGACTAAAACTATTTTTTTCAGTCTCATGCAATTTGACATAGTCTGTATTTTTTGTTGCAGATTTGGTTTTCTTCTCATATTTCATAATATTTTCATTAAAGTGTGTGCGAATTGCTTCCAATTTATTGCTTGATTCTAGAAGCAATTGCTTTTTATTGTCCAGTTCCACATCAACACCCTTTTTAATAAAATTAACCTCAAACTGTTGGGTCGTTTCAATATCTTCGCACAATGATAGAACCAAGTTGTCTTGTAAAAACTTAACAATATCGTCGCAGTAATTGGCAATTTTTATGCAATCATTTTTGTCCATGCGTTTGTAAAAATACGAAAGGAGCAACTTGTCCTTTATAAGCGATGCGTAAATATCCTTAATGTTCAAAAGATTATTATAAAACTGAAACATTGTCTTTGGAGAAATCTTTTTCATGACAAGTTGTCGTCCAATTTTTGATACGTCTTTCAAAAGCTGAAGTTTGTTTTTTAGTGTTGGATAGTTGGTAATGTGTTTTGCTAATATATGTTCAGTAATGCTGTATTCTTCATTCAAATTCTCAGAATTTGTAGTTGGATTTAGAAGGCAATGAGAGAACTTTCGCTTGCCCATTGGTGTTACGCATTGATTCAACAACTTTTCAACCGAAGAGTACTTCCCTGTATAATTGCCATCGTCAATAATGTTTAACTGCTTTAAAGAGTGGTTTGCAAGTACTAGTCGTTCAGAAGAATTGTCAAACACCGGTTCTTGCAGCTTATTCACTAGATTGGGGTTGTGTTGATAAACAAAATCAAGCAAATAACAATACGCCTGGGTTGCAATTGCATTTTCGTAGAAGTTTTGAGAGAAAATGTCAAAATCTGTTATATTAAAAAACTTTTCAAGAACAGTCTTCTGATAAGTCTGTTTTTCGCAGTTGTTTGCTCTTTTTGCATTTTCAGTATTCATTTCACTGCTTATTTTATGAATAGATTTGCATTGTATGTTACCAAAATTAATAATATTGTCCATATCTTTTTCAGAAACATTTCCCACAAGTATAACTTCGCTTGGATTATGAATGGAATTAAAGCGATCCAGTTCGTCAAATGTTGTGGGATTCATTAAAAATAATTCATTAAATTCAAAAATAGTAGATTTTCCAGTATAAATATCAATATTGGCAATTCCAACGTAAATTTGTTTGTCTCTAGATTTTATATTATTTGAAACGTGAACCCAAATGCACGAGATGTTATTTGTAATCTTGCCATTAGATTCAAGAGAGAAATAAGTTCCTGGAGAATAAATTCCAGATAGACTGCGCGCAGTATTTTTTGCTTGTTCATCTTGAGTATATACAATAACAGTAAATCCGGCTTCTTGTAGCTTCTTCAAATACTTGTCAATCATATAATGCGAGAAACCGGCCATAATAACTCCGTCCTTTCCAACGCAAATTTTCTTGTCTGCAATATTCAAGTCGCAAGTTTGAGAAAACAGCACAATTTGGCTACCTTTGACGTCGCCTGTTGTTTTATTTTGAAGACCATAAACTTCGTAAAAAGCGCCAACCTGCATGAGAACTACGGTGTTCTCACCATATTCCGAAATATATTTTTCTGTTTTTGCAAAGTAGTCTTTTATTAGTGCCATTTATAATTATATATTAGTATAATACGGTTTCTATCTTTAATCTGATTTCTGATATCATTAAGGAGTGCTCGTTTAAAAATTGAAATATATAATTCTATTGAATTGTATATAACCCTGAATAATGCAGCAACCTTGTCAAACCTGCCATTACACTGAATGCTGTTGTAACAATTTGAGAATTATAAATAGAAGACATCAAGCGATGCAGAATGCAGAGTATATGAAAAAACTAGAAAAATATTATGGAATTGTTGACACGGACTATTCAAAGTATTCTATCTCATTAAAGAGAACTAGCAATTTCAAATATAAACTTCTTATAAAAAAGCTCACGGTCTACAATCCATTAAAAACCTACATCAAAGAGTTGCCACGCGATGTTAATAACGTCATTTATTCATATTTGTGGCAGCCAAGTTTAATAATGAGAATATCTATTACACTTCCACGAGATTATCCTTTTGCTTGTCCAAATTGGGAAGTTATAAACTACGTAAAAAATGGAAAAAAAGAAGATACATACGAAGAAACAAAAAATGCTAACTGCACAATGGAGAGCACTTCACCGTCTATGACAATTGAAAAGGAAATTTTGGCTTACGTGGTAAAGGTATTTGATTGCTAGAATAATATAAACTAAACATGCGCGTTCATATTATTTTTATTTATCCTTGTCTTCTCTAACATTTAATACAAGAAATTGTTCTTCTGGCATTCCAAGACCTAATGTCAATGATTTCATCTTTAAATATCTGTACCAATCATAGTTAATTAAATGAAGATCGTAGTATAATTTTTTTATGATATATAACATAATTGACACATAAAATGGAACTACAGTCTTTTTCAAGTGCATTTCTAAAACTTGTTTTTTATATTTGTTGTCGTAAATGGAGAATTCAGCAGCTAAATTTATGTCAGGATTTTCATACATTACTTTATAACCATAAACCATTTTTCCCGTGGAAGACAATCTCCATACAACCCGCTTGAATTTCTTCTTTTTAACGTTTAAAAAATGTTGCAGCTTAGCAATTGTGCTATCCACATTATCTGTAAATATATCAACGTCTATGTCACTTGAACCAGGAAAGTAATCAGAACGTTGAACGCTTCCGTAAAACATCAATTTCGTGTCTAAATATTTGCTCAACTTTTTAAAAAAATCATTTACATTATCTGGTAATTTATTTTTTGTAGTTTCCATAGTATTGTCTTAAAATAAGGAAAGATATTAATTTATAAAATTATTAGCTTCTTGTATCATTCAAAAAGTTGTGTAATAATGTTTCTTTATTTTTGTTAATAATGTCTCCAGTAAGCATTGCAGATTCGTATGTTTTGCGCAATACATCATTTGGTGCATTACTTCCAACCTTTATCAATCCGTGCATTTTTAAATAATTTTTAATATCACCAATAGACGTTCGTTTTAATTCTTTTTGAGCGTTGATAACATTTTTTCTAGTGTGATTATCCTTTAATAATATTGAAACAGTATTATACATTTTTGATTTTCCAAGCGTATATTTTCTGCGAATTGTTTTTTTGATATATTTTTTCTTTGGTGGTCCTGCATGCTCTTGTAATTTTTCCTTTAATTCATTGCTAACTTCAATTTTTGGATTTAAAACAGAAGTATCAATTGGGGCAAGTTTTATAGGTTCAAATAAAGGTGTTTCAATTAATGCGTCGTTATCAGATACATTTTCTATTTCTTTCTCCCGTTCTCTTTCCCTTTCCCTTTCTTCGTCTTGTTGTTTTTTCATTTTCATTTTTAATAATTCCAACCTTCTTTCTCTTTCTGTTACTTCTAAATTTTCTGGAGGAAATGATGTAGAAACTTGCTGCGGCGTTGAAATTGTGGATATTGGTATTGAATCATAATTTTTTCTAGTGGCATTCCAAGCCCTATACGTTGGTTTTGTACCACCTTTTAAACACCCATAAGGTACTTGTTCACCCGGTGTATACGTATTTATTTTAATATTAGACATAGAAGGTTCTATCAACACGGGTGTATACGTTTCTTTAAGTTCATCCGGCAATTCTAAATTAACCATTGGGCTGGAGCTTAAATTTTGCTGAAAATAAGAAGGTATATTTTGTTGCGAATTATAATTTTTAACAGTCTTATTGGCAAGAAGAGTTCTTTTTCTCTCTTTATCACTATCTTCTTTGTGCTTTTTTGATAAACTTGATAAATAGTTAAACGACTCGTATAACTCGTTTGTAAAAGTGGAATTTTCTGAACTTGACGACGGGGCGCTTTCATTGCCCGTTTTTTCCTTCATCTTATGTTCCTTAATTCTATTTATTAAATGCTTTTTAAGAGAATTGGGTTTAACAACCAATTGCTGCATACTTGGTCTGCTTCTCTTGTCTCTATTTTTTTTAGTTTTATCCGAAAGATTAAATAACTCTGGGTTAATTTGGATTGTTTTTTTTTGCGTAGACATTGTGTATTATAATACAAACAAAAAACATTTTTGAATTTAAAACACACCAAGGCATTATCAGTATTTTATATAAATTATTCATTAAAATAGTTAGAGAATGTATCCATTTGGCACCACCTCTCATAACTTGTGAACCCCTAAAGGGCGACAGTCGCTTCGCTTAAACATACATTGTTTTAATTGCGTTTCTCATGCTTTCATTTTCTTTCCTTTTTTTAACTTCATCGTTCTTAAGATACAATTCAAAACCTTTTTCTAAATCTTTCATGGTTAGTTTTCTTTTTTCCTCCACTGGTTTGCAAAATACGCGCCGACCATGAACTATTTTTGTTTTTGCTAACAGCGTTTCAATGTCTCTTCCGAAAAATTTAAAATAGTCCAAGTTCTTTTCAAACCAGCTAGCGGTAATTTTTAAGTCAGCGTCAATGTCAATAGACCATTTTGCGTCACTCACTTTTTTCAAAAAGATGTTATATAATTCTTCGCCTTTATATTCGTCCGTTTTGAAACGCCAAGTAAAACGTGAATCAAGTCCTTGATTGTAATTAAAAAAACATTCTTTTAATTCACACTCGTACCCCGCAATAATAACCATTAGATCTTCTTTATAGTTGCTTAACGCTTCGCATAATGTATCAATGCATTCTTTGGAGAAGCTGTCTTTTTTCTCTGGATTTCCAAGAGCATACGCCTCGTCAATAAATAGAACTCCTCCCAAACAGTCGTTAATAACATCGCGCGTTTTAATAGCTGTTTGTCCTAAATAACCTGCAATTAAATCACTTCGTGTTACCTTTCTGAATGTACCCTTTTTAAGAATACCCAACTTACTAAATATTTGACCAATAATTTTTGCCATTTCAGTTTTTCCAGTTCCTGGAGGACCATAAATAACAGTGTGCATAAAATCGCCGTCTCCATTTTTATGTAGGTCTTGGATAAAATATAAAATTTGATCAACCACGTTTTCTTTGAGTTCCTTCATTCCAATCATGTTATTCAAATCTGTTAAAGGAGAATTAATCTTATGAAGACCACCCATATTAATATTGTATTCTATTGTTTCGTCTAGCGGATAATCCTTTACAAGTTTAAGTAAACCGGCAATATCCTTTATCTCCACATCAATGTTAACCTTTGTTTTTGGTTTTATAATTATTGGAGAAACTGGTTTATTTTGTTCTCTTTTTTGGTCCCATTTTTTTCTGGGAGTTTTTTCAGGAGGCGCGCAACAAAGAAGATCGTCCTTCATTTTTCCCGTCTGTTCTCTTATTAAATCTGTGAGACAAGACGAATAACTAATGCATGCAGAATATCCTGTTGGAGCAACAGGTTTTTCAACTGGGAGTGTATTTGGTTTTGTATTTAAGATTTTTTTAAAAATGCAATCTTTATCATTGTTGCGACTAGGCAAGTTGCTAACAAACACATTAGGATCATTGCTTAATTCGGGATTTATAAGACGTAGCCGAGTTTTATCAAAATAATTGTTCTCAAAATTTGTATTTATTTTTAAAATTAATTTATCAATAGTTTCTTTATCGCATTCTTTTTTTTCTTCGGAAAGCAATTTATTGGACAAATTTTTCAGGTCCATTTCTTCAATAAATTCTTTATAATTTTGACGCACTCGTCGCCCGCCCATTTTTAATATAAATATATTGCGGTTATATTTATATTCTTTATTAGAGCTTTAAAATTATTTTTATCTTTCAGCATTGTGTTTCTTTTATTGAAACTATTTAAAAACAAAATTGAAATAATAAATAACCGAAAAAATGAGTTCAATAGTAAATACCATGTCGCCAGAAGATAGCTTTAATCCAGAGCAAGATAAATATATTGAAACACCATGGAGTATAATTGAATCTTATTTTAAAGGTCAACATCTACAACGTTTGGTAAGACATCAACTGGAGTCTTACAACAACTTTGTGGGTTATCAAATTAATAAAACCATAGAAATGTTTAATCCTGTTCACATTGCGTCGGAGCAAGATTTTGATTTGAAGTCTGGAAAACATGCGCTTGAGATTTTCATTACTTTTGAGAATTTCCACATTTACCGTCCTCAGATTCAAGAGAATAATGGAGCCACAAAGTTGATGTTTCCTCAAGAGGCAAGGTTGCGCAACTTCACTTATGCTTCCGCAATGACCATTGACATTAATATTAAATTCGTTGTTAGAAACGGCGAGAATCTTGAAAATATTCAAACTTTTTATAAAACTCTTCCCCAAATTCACATTGGCAAGTTGCCCATTATGTTAAAGTCCAACATTTGTGTGCTTAACCAATACAAGCACGTGGAGCACGGAAACGCTGGCGAATGCAAGTTTGACGCAGGAGGCTATTTCATCATCAATGGTTCTGAAAAGACGGTTCTTGGTCAAGAACGCGCCGCGGAAAATAAGGTTTATTGCTACAATGTGTCCAAAAATAATACTAAGTATACTTGGCAAGCAGAAATTAAGTCTGTTCCTGATTACAAGTGCATTTCTCCTAAACAGATTAATATGATGGTTTCCTCAAAGAACAATGGTTTCGGTTTTCCTCTCATGCTTCAACTGCCAAGGGTGAAGCAACCTATTCCGCTATTCATTGTCTTTCGCGCATTGGGTGTAATCTCTGATAAGGAAATTTGCGAGAAGATTATTCTAGACATTGAAAGCAGCAAGCACAAGGAAATGATGCAATGCTTGCAAGCGTCTATTATTGATGCAAATGGTTTCATGGAGCAAGAGGAGTGTATTAGACATATTACGAGTTACGTAATGTATACTCCTATAAATATGGACAAGGAAACTGGAATTAAAAAGAAGCACGACTTTACGTTGGACATTCTATCCAACGACTTGTTCCCGCATTGCAACACGGCTCAGCAAAAGGTGTATTTCCTTGGATACATGACAAACAAATTGTTGCAAGCAAGCTGCAATTGGACAAAACAAGATGATAGAGATTCTTATTTGAACAAGCGCGTTGATTTGACGGGTGTTTTGCTTAACAACTTGTTCAGAAACTATTTTAACAAACTTGTAAAGGATATGGAAAAGCAAATTGTTAAAGAGATCAACACTGGTTCTTGGAAATCAACCGACGATTATCAGAACATTATTAATCAGACAAATATTTATAAAATTATTAAGTCAACCACAATTGAGAATGGAATTAAGCGAGCTCTTTCAACTGGGGATTTTGGAATCAAGCACATTAATAGTAACAAAGTTGGTGTTGCTCAAGTTCTTAACCGCTTGACATATGTGTCCAGTTTGAGCCACGCTCGCAGAATTTCAACTCCCACGGATAAGAGCGGAAAGTTGATTCCACCTCGCAAGTTGCACAACACGTCGTGGGGATTTCTCTGTCCAGCAGAAACCCCAGAAGGTCAGTCTGTTGGCATTGTCAAAAATTTGAGCTACATGACTCATATTACCATTAACTCAAATAGCATGCCGATTCACGAGTATGTTATTCCCAACATAATTGACATTCAATCTTTAACTCCGGTGGATATGTATGACAAAACCAAGGTATTTATTAACGGCGCTTGGGTAGGTGTTACCGAGTCTCCGTTGGATTTATACAATGCGCTAAAAGATAAAAAGTATCAAGGAATTATTAATATTTACACGTCAATTGTGTTTGATTATAAACTGAATGAAATTCGTATTTGCAACGACGGCGGGCGTCTAACTCGTCCCGTTTTGCGAGTTAAAGACAAGAATGTATTGTTAACCCAAAATATTATTGACCGGTTGAATAAAAATGAGTTGACTTGGGACGACTTGTTAACAAATTGCAGGATTGATAATGCAATCCTTGAGTACATTGATCCCGACGAACAATCGTGGTCTATGATTGCAATGAAACCTAATGAACTCACGGTTAAAGAGGATGCAGACAGAATTCAAAAACACACGCACTGCGAAATTCATCCTAGTACAATCTTCGGCGTTCTTGCGTCATGCATTCCTTTCCCCGAGCACAACCAATCTCCTAGAAATACATATCAATGTGCGCAGGCAAAACAGGCCATGGGAATGTATGTAACAAATTTTGACACAAGAATGGACAAGACGGCATACGTTCTAAACAATCCGGCTAGACCTCTAGTTGACACGCGAATTATGGATATGATTCACATCAATAAGATTCCTTCGGGATTTAATGCGGTTGTAGCCATTATGACACACACTGGTTACAATCAGGAAGATTCGTTGTTGTTTAATAAGGGTTCCATTGATCGTGGACTGTTTCAAGCGACGGTTTACCACACTGAAAAGGATGAGGATAAGCAAAAAATTAATGGTGATGAGGAAATCAGATGCAAACCCGATCCATCCAAAACCAAGGGAATGAAGTTTGCTAACTATAATAAAGTGAATGGTCGCGGAGTCATTCCCGAAAATGTCCTAGTGGAGAATCGCGATATTATTATTTCCAAAGTCACGCCTATTAAAGAAAACAGGAACGATCACACCAAGGTTATTAAATATGAAGATCAAAGTCGCATTTACAGAACGGACGAAGAGACTTATGTGGATAAGAATTATATTGACAGAAACGGAGATGGATATAACTTTGCAAAGATTCGTCTGAGAGCGGTAAGAAAACCAGTTATCGGAGACAAGTTTTCATCAAGAAGTGGGCAAAAAGGCACGCTTGGAAATCTTATTCCGGAACAAGATATGCCCTTCACTAGAAGTGGATTAAAGCCAGATTTAATTCTAAATCCTCATGCAATTCCGTCTCGTATGACTATTGCGCAGTTGAAGGAGACAATTCTAGGCAAGACGTTGATTGAACTTGGTCTATTTGGTGACGGAACAAGTTTTGGTGAGCTTGATGTGAAGACCATTTGCAAGAAGCTTCAAGAAGTTGGATATGAGTCCAATGGAAATGAAATTATGTATGATGCTCTTACTGGAGAACAAATGGAATGCACTGTATTTATGGGGCCAGTGTTTTATCAAAGATTGAAGCACATGGTTGCTGATAAGCAACACAGTCGTTCTATTGGTCCAATGGTAAATTTGACGCGCCAACCAGCTGAAGGTAGGTCGCGTGATGGTGGTCTAAGGTTTGGTGAGATGGAAAGAGATGCAATGATTGCCAATGGAGCTGCGAGATTCACGCGTGGCCGTCTATATGATGCATCTGATAAATATCAAGTGCACGTTTGCAAGAAGTGCGGTCTAATTGCGTCTTACAATGACCAAATGCACATTCACCATTGCAGAACGTGTGATAATAGGACAGACTTTGCGTATGTGGAGATTCCTTATGCGTGTAAGCTGTTGTTCCAAGAGTTGATTACAATGAACATTGCACCCCGCGTCATTACAGATTATTAACCACCTTTCAGCCTAAAAAGATACTTTCGCTTAGACAAATTAAATAAACAATGTATAATAAATATTGTATCATTTGTAATGTCTTTTTTTTGTTTTATTTTTCTTTGATTTTTTACTTCTTTTTGAATTGCGTCTTTTGGTCCGTTTTCCGCCTTTGCCTTTCTTTTTAGAGCCGGAAGAGTTTGCTGCCATAGCACGTAAACCTTCGTAAATTGATCTAATATTTTCTTCAGGCAAACTAGTTGTCGCATATACTCTTAAGAATTCTTCCCAATTTCCAGAATAAGCAAGTTCTCTAACATATGTCGCGGATATAGCACCTTCTGGTCTTGCCAAAAAATCGCTATCATCTAGTAAAATTGGTGGTGTTCTTTTACTCAATGCGGTTTTAACAAATTCGTAACCCCCTGCGCGGTCTTGTCCAACAATTAAAAATGCCTTTTCAACGGGTTCGTTATAATTTGAAATTAACGCGTTTACTGATTTTATTATAGGATTTTTACCAAATTCTGGCGGAGTTGCATCATCCATGCAAATGATAACTGGTTCAATTGCATCTATGCTTTCCGGAGAAATTGTAGGAGTATATGTTTCTATTTTTTGCTTCATTTGTTCTTTTAACGAGAGGATCATTCCAGATAATAACATTTTACGTTTATCGTTGCAGTTGAATGGATTTTTTGGCATATCTTGTGAGTGAGACAATATAATTCCAAATTTTGATTGACCTAAAAAAGCGGTGCGGTGTATAAGTTTTTCAATCAATGCCATGTGTCCCGGTGTAGGTGGATTCATGCGTCCAATAGTAAATACAACAATATTATCTGAGGCCGATGCCATTATAATATAAATATATATTATAATGCAATTATTTGGAAATATATCTAACTTTAACAACACTGCGGATTATTTGCCAATATTAATTGGCGTAATGTGGGTTGAAACATTTGTAATTTTTTTTACATTTATGACATCTAGGTCAAAGATTTTAGAACAATGGTATATAAAATACGGGCTTTCCGCGGTTATGGCAGACGTGCTTATCGTAATAATTGGGATAATAATTGCGAGATTTCTATATCCTTTATTTTTTACAATTTTTTCATTGTGGAAATTTATTGGTCTTACTCTGTCAATTCAAATTGTGCATGATATTTTATTCTATTACTTTTTCTCTCTTGTTCCGCAAGGAAAAAACTCAATGATAGACACATTCAAGAGCTACGCAAAAGAAGTGGGTGGTTACGCTATTTTAGGAGATAGCGCAATTATAGTATTCTCGTGTTTGGCCGCGTCTCATTTAGCAACTTATAGTTTTAATTGGAACATAATCAATTTAATACTTACATTATATTTCATCCCTTATTTAATTTACCATAAATAAAATAACTTATAGCAGTCGTTAATGTAAATAATGTGGCTCCCCAAAGAGAATCAATGACAACAGTTAATGGTTTCCAACTATTAAACAATGCCCAGTTTGTAAATTCATACACAGTGTATACTACAAGACCCAATAAGAATGCGTCCAACAACGGTTTTCTCTCTTTGATTATGAAATAGTAAACTCCGAACACGAGAGAAATATAACACAGAACCGCGGGAACAAGGTTCATTTTAATGACACTTCCTTGAATTATTTTTACTTGATTGTCAAAATATCCCTTCATAGATGTTAAGTAAATGGAATCTAATGTTACAAATACAATAAATGTTATAAAAAATTGCAACAAAACGCGACTGTTCATTATATTATACGAATATAGAAATATTATTTTAGCAAAAGTCTAATTATTTTATATTTGTATAATATAAAATGACATCTATTGGTTATACAAATCCTATTAGCTCTTCCGGAGGAAAAAGCATTAACTTAACAATTGGCGTTTCTAAATTGGGTGGAGGAATTCCTGGGTTTATTCCTCAAGCAACATATAACACAAATAATAATAGCGAGTTTGTTGAAACGCGCTTTTCTCTTAAGCAGGCGTGGAACACTGGTTACGCAATGAACATGTTAAACAAAGACAAGGCCATTTGCACACCATTTCGCGCTGTTAACAATGCTGGGGATCTATTAAGTCGCAAATATTATTCATGTGGAGGCCCTTGCCAAACATTTCAAAGTCGTCCCGGAATGTTCGGTTTAAAACAACATTTTGGACACATTCAAGATCAATGCGATGGAACTGGTGTTCCTCCTTCATCTTGCAACATCAAATACGTTTACGACAGCTCTGATTACATTAGATACGCCAAGCAAAAGGCTGTCAATAAAAACTACAATGACGCATCATATGGTGGAAACAACTATTCTGGAGCCCAATCTGCTATTAGAGCTATTAGACGTTATTAAACCCCTTCCTAAAATAAATATCATTGTCATTTGCGAATGAAATTTATAACAACAATATATATAACTAATGCCAAAGCAATTAAAACAAAAACAAAAACAAAATAAAAATAGCAGAAAAAAAAGAGGAGGAAGTGGAGAAAAAATGCATTTTTTAGCATCTATAAAATCAAATACTCAAGTAATTTTAGCAGACATTGAGCGGATTGAAGATGAGTTACCTGATGGGCAACCTGATGAAAATTGCGACTTGTCTGAAATAAAAAAAAGTGCCATTCAGACAGAGGTTTTAATTAAACAGCTCATAGAAGAAGAACAGAACCAATTGGAACAACAAATTCCAGAACCCAAAAAAATAAATCCTCTAGATCAAGTAATTACAACAAATGGTTTTACTGGAACAATGGGAGAACTATTAAGTAAAATTAGGGAGAAAATTGTTCAGTTAAACCAATACAACAATGCAGGACACGAACAAACTATAACTCATCTGAAAAACTTATTAGATAGTGTTTCCTCTGAATCTGCAAACGTAAATAAAATAAAAGAAATGTTAAAAGGAGGAAGAATTAAATTTAAGAATAATAAAGTAATTATAGCAAAAACCAAAAGGCGACGCAAGAATAAAAAGCAAAAAATACACACAAAAAGACGATAGGATTATAAAATTTCTTTTCCGCGTCTATAGTATATGACAACAATTGCTTATCATCAATATACCAACATTCCTTACATGAGCGGTGGATACGCCAGTGCTCCGGTAATTGGTCCTTTAAGCACAAATAGAACACCCAATACAACGTTTCATAGTCAGCTAGGCGTTCTTACCGGCATTCACCCCAATCCTCCTCAATTTTATCCTTCTGATGGTGCAAGCACTTTTTCGCAAGCGCGTGCTCAATATAGAAGAACAAATACAACCCAACACAACTTTGGAAGAGGAACACAAATGTATTCGTCAATTCCTTCTACAAGTCAATATTCAGCTGACACTCAAAGACAATACAATGTTTCTCAATCAACAAAATACGTGGCTCCCGCTTCATCATCAATGTATATGGCTGCCAAAAAAAGTGCAGCTGTTGGCAAAAGTTCTTTGAAATATGGTCTGCCCGTAGATGCGCCATTATCATACAAATGTTATGATAGAAATGATGTTAAAACCGCTTTAAGAATGGTTAGATCTGGCGGATGCACTGCTCCCGCAAAGAAAGGTTCCATATTTAATTACTCGTTGTGCAATGGAAAAGTGTGCGCAATAGGATCTTTGGTGTCTCAAACTTATTAAAAAAAAAATATTAAGTAAATATATAAAATGAACAAGTATGTCGTGGAGTTTTTAGGAACACTTTTGTTAGTTTTTGTTATTTTAGCAACTGGTAACTATTTGGCCATCGGCGCCGCTTTAGCATTAGCGATTTTATTGGGCGGCGCCATTTCAGGTGGTTCATTCAATCCTGCGGTTACGCTTTCGCTTTTAGCTGCTGGAAAGTTAGCGGCCAGTGACGTGGTTCCTTACATTGTTGTTGAGGTTGCCGGTGGTTTAACGGCCTTCCAATTATACAAAATGCTTATGAAATAAAAGTATTAAGAGAAAAAATAGTATAAAAACAATTAACAATTTATATTGGGGAGATTGTCCAATATAAATTTTCTCTCACAAAGCGCGTTAATAGTGTAGTGGTAACACGCAACCCTTCCAAGGTTGAACTGGGGGTTCGATTCCCTCTTGACGCAAAAACATATTTAGCAAATTTAACACACGATTATAATATAATTTCTTTTATTATATTATAATATAAATGGCGAGAACAAGAAATCACAGAGGTGGTGCCGCGGTTGGCGGTTTGACCAGAAGAAAGAAGAGCAGATACGGTGGATCGCGCAAACGTTGCAAGCGCGGTGGTCAGTTCCAAGGCGTGCAAACAGGTGTTTCCAACGTTGCTAGTGGAGTTGGAAGCGCGGTTGGTTCAGTTGGTTCTGGTATTGGAAGTGCCGCCAACAGCGTGACAGGTTTCTTTTCAGGCATGTGGGACAAGACCAAGAAAGCGGTGAGTGGATCAACAATGGGTGGACGCAGAAGACGCAGACGCGGTGGAATGCACAACGTCGTTGGTTACAGTGGACAATTTGGTTCAAATGCCGCCACGGTTGGTGGCCGCAGACGCAGAAAGCGCTAAATTCTAACTATTTTATTAACATATAAATTTAAAAACTTATATGTTACTATTTTATTTTTTCATAATTTCATGCAAAATATAAATTGCCAGCACACCCAAAGAAGCAAAATATATTTGAACAATTGGATCATCTGGAAACAACGAGTCCCTTGCAACAGGAGCGGGATTTAATCCCATATTTGTGAAAGACTCATTGCACGATTTTCCCGAAACTGGATTTGCATTACCATTTCCCCAATTGCACGGGTCCATGTTGCTAATATCAACTGTTGTTACAAAATGTGTTTGCGTCCCGGTTGCGTTTGAAGGCAATCCTCCTGTGCTCGGAGGCGTTGGTCCAACTACTTGCATGGTTATTTCTTGACATTCGGGCATTGAACCAGATGTAAAAGCTCCCAAAATGGCGTAAGGATTTAAGACATTTAGATTGCTCATTGTTCCGGGAATTAGGCCTTTAAAATCAGAAAAATCAGTGCCTAATCCGGATGAAACAAATGGAATATTTCCCATTGGAACGTTGTTAACATATATATATCTATCTACTTCTTGTTTTGTTTTAACATCAGTGCACTTTCCTCCAGTCTGTAAAAAAAATTTGTTTCCTAAAGGCCCTCCAGTCGTTGAAGCACCTCCACCTGTTACCAAAACTTCAACATATTGAATCAATCCATCAATATCGTTAGCCATCGCAGATAAACTTCCTTCGTCTGACATTCCAATTGCTTGAGGATTTTTAATATTTTGCCAATATGGATAATCTGGACCTAATAAATTTTGTTCCACGCCTGTCGCATCTTTTAATACATCTTGAAATATGTTTGACATATAATTTATAGCTATATAAATATTTTTATTCATTAATTTAATCTGATCAAACAAAAATTAATCTAAACTTTGAATAAAAATATTTTATGCACTTTGAGTTCCGCTTATAGCCAAGGGTTTATTTCCAGCCAATTGCTGCGATGCATCCGCTTGAGCTTTTACTAAAGCAGTTACTTGATCATTTAATGTAACAACGTTTCCACTTATATCTTGCACTTCTTTATCTAGCCCAGTAAGTTTGCTCACTTGTTCTTGCAAGATTTCAATTGCTGCCGAATTTTTATAAGCTAAAACAGACGAGGAACAAGACGATTGATCATTTTCAAGCCCTTCTACAGTTGTCCAAGTAGCTAAAAAGAACTGATATACAATTAAACAAATAAAAAATATAATAAGAAACCCTACTAACATTAATATATATAAATACTATTATTTTCTTCTTTATTTATAATATATAATGTCATCAGCATTTTACCCTCAAGGCATGCATTCATATAATAATTCATCTCCTAATGCTCCTTTCAGCGCAGAGTATAAAACATGGAAAGGAACTGGAAGGTATAGCAATCCAGTTGGAATAACTTCTGGAAGCATTAGACCTTTAACAAACAACGACCTTACAAATATCGCCGTTTACAAACAAGGATTAGCAAGACCACTTAAATGGCAATTTAGAAAAGGTACAATTACCCAAGCTCCATATCAAAATAAAATTATAAATCCGGAAAACCCCGATGAAAGTGTTAGTTTTAACGGAAATAGAATGAGCAAATCTGCTGCGGGTTTAGAAAACAAGACTGGTGGATTGATTGGCCAACTCATGGACCGTCCGGGCGGATACTCTGTAAAGCACAACCCTACAGATGAAATAAATGAAACTACTCAATATGGTTTAGATTGCAAAACTTGCGACGGAATTAGCGTGGTAACAGATTTTGCTCCAAGTCCTTATTTGACAAATAATCCTCAACCGGTGTGCACAAATCCTCCTCTTTGTTGCAATGAACCAAGAAAAGCTCTTCTTCGCGTAAGACCTGCAAGCACCAATTTAAAAAAAAATTATTTTACAACTCTTCAGCAATATAGACAAAACCGTTGCCAAACATATGATCAACGTGTTTTCAACTTTAAAACGGAAAATGATTATTTAACTGATGCCGCGTTGTTAAAGAATAACCCAAATATTACTCCTGCAATGATTGCCGCTGCAAAACCGGGAAGCCCTATCACGCTTGCAAATACTTATGTTGGAAACTGCTATCCCAACACTGGATTAAGCACATTTACACAAGTTGAGTTAGTGGCTCTCGCATTCCAAATATTAAATAACGATGGATTGTTTTCAAACGAAGATATTACAAACTTTTACAACTTAAAAATAAGCACTATACAACAATTTGTTGGGTTCATCTCAAATTTAAAATCCGGCCAATCTCAACAAGCGGCATACGTTTTTAGCAATTTTATTAACAATCCTTATTATGGTATGGGGTTAACTGGTCCAAGTAATCCAAATGGTTGTAAATTGGTTGTTTATAAACCCAGTAACCCTCAATTTGCTGTACAAGGCGGCGTTTCTAGCAGCACAAGAACATACAAATTGGGATTGACCACTGTAGAAAAGAATGTTAATAATAGCAACGCATTAAGAGGATCTACAAGCACAATGAGCGTTGCCAACGTTGGCGGAGAGCCTTTTACACCATTTATATACAAATCAAAAGTTCAAGCATGCAACCCGGCTTTGCCAGTTATGTTTAGACAAGTCAGTTACAATCCAAAAACTTGTTTCAGAAATTCTGACGATTATATGAGTAAAGAAGCTCAGTATATTGGAATTTCAAGTGCAGGGCCAACGGTTGCAAATAATGGAATTAGTGCAACTAATCCAGGAGGACAACCACTTAAATAAATGCATCATTTTTATCTTCTTCTCCATCTCCATCTGGTTCAATGCTATTATTTAAAGAAAATAAATCTGATTGATTTGTCTCTACAACGTTTCCATCATCATCATACATAACAATTGGTAAAAATATATTAAGTTTGTCTACAAATTTATTATATGGTATCTTGTGTTTTTCACACCATTGGATACACTTTTGAATATTGTTCTTTTTCAAAGATTCTATTCTATCATCTTTGTTTTTATTTTTACAGAGATTTATTAATTGATCGTATTGTTCCAACTGCAAGTGACCTATAATTATATTTGATTCTTCCACTTTATTTAAAAAATAATAAGGCAGATCGCAATTTATTAATGAAGTGATATTTTTGCCTTGTTGAATGAATTCGTTAATAATTGCTCTCAAACACTTTAATGTGTTATTGTTTTCAACTGTTTTTGAATAATCTGAAATAAAATTTTTGCATATAACAAATCTTTCATTTTTAAAAGCGTTTGATGAGTTTGGTTTTACAATATAAATCTTGTCATACATGCTTGTCAATAAATATAAAACATCCAAGATTGGTTTATGATAAATTGTGCTAATTTTAATTATACACGTTCCGTTAACGTTTTGGTAAGTCAAAATATTGCATAGAATTGCAATAAGATTAATGCAATAGTTGTTAATATTTGCATCCACAATAGAGTCTAGATCCAGATGATTGGTAATTTCAAAATATAAAAAATCTATTGTCATCATTTCTATTCCTTGAAACGGTCTTAAAATAGACAACTCTGAATCAACGGTGTGTTCATAAATAACATCATTATTATTTTCTCTAAAAATATTCATGCATTCAATTGTGGATGCATTATTTGATCCACAATGAAGAGCTTTTATGTTTCTTCCAGAAAATGAATCAAAAATGTTGAATGTGTTTGAAATTTCCATTAATTCATAAAATGTTTGGGAACTAGCTTTAATCTTGCTAACTGAATATTTTGAACTAGGAACTTTAAAATGAATGTATTCATACGGATTAATAAGTTTGTAATAAAAATCAATGTTGTAATCTTGAATTGCTATTTCAGACTCTGCTGCTCCAGTATCATGTTTTAGCGTTGACACAAATTTTTTTGCTACATTTACGTAGTGAATCAAACTGAAAGAAATTATAGGTTTATTTCCTTCATTAAAAATTGGATTTATTTTATGGACGGTTTGTTTTTTGGGTAATATGTAATAACTCATTCTTGAGGTTGTATTATTATATAATATTTTGTTTAAGTGATTAGCAAAATATTAATTATATTTTATATTTTGTTAATTAAATTGCACGCAAAATTAATTTTTACTCCTCAAGTTTTAAAGTAACCTTTTTCTTTGACGCCGCCTTTTTCTTTGGAGCAGGAACAGGAGTTTCTGATTCTTTTATAACAGTTCCTTCTGTTTCATAAACTTCTTTTTCATTTTGCTGTTCTTCCAACTCTTTTTCTTTTACTTCTTCGGCATTTTCTTTTGCTTGTTCCTTTGTCTCTGATTCAACCGCCAAGACAACCTTCTTTACGCGAGATTTCTTTGTTTTCTTCTCTTCAGGTTTCTCAATAACAATATCAAGATCTTTTGCTTGCTCTTGTTCATCAATTTCTTCTGTTGCAGCCAGAAGCATAATCTTTTTATTAAGCGGACGCGCCTTTTTATGCTCTAACGTTTTTTCCGTTTTAGTTGCCGGCTTTTTGACAGGCATAATTGTGGGCGAAACTCGCGAAACTTTTCGTTCTGAAACAGTCTCGTCAATTAATTCCATAGCAACCTTTTCTGCGTTAACATGGCTGATTTTCTTAAATGCAAAATATCTATTCAAGAATGAAATCTTTTTCTCATTTGGAGTCATTTCCAACGCATCACCATATTCATTCTTTTTAAATGGACTGCGCTTTACATCGTTTTGTAACAAATTAAATAGTTCGCTAAACAGTCCAGAACCTTCTGGCAAGCCAAGTGACTTGGCTTCATCGCGTGTTATTAACTTGAAACCATAATTCTCCATAATTCTTTCTAAATAGTCAAAGTTGACCAAATATTCGGGGAACATTTTGTTAATGGTCTCTTGGAACACATTAATCTTGCATCCCAAACTTGTAACGTCGTCGTCAAATGCGGTGTCTTCGTATTCCTTTCTAATCTCCCAAATTTTCTTGGTTCCTTCATATAACTCAATGCTTTCACCTATCTTCTTTTTCTTTAACAAGTTAAAGATAAGCTTGCCATCGTAGCACGTTCCAATGAAATAACCGTTTAACTTTGTACACTCTGCAACATTTTGCATGAAATTCTGAAAGGTTGTTTGGTTTTCAAACATATAGTGAACTGCAAACTGACAAGATGAAACATTGAACCCTTCTTCACCTTTTCCAAATTGTCTTGCAACTCCTTTTCCAAGTTTTTCTGGATCATTGTGACCGTGTCCAAAAACTGCCTTTGTTATTTGCACAGCCTTATCATTCATCATCGCTAAACCATTGCGAATATTTAGACTGCTGTTTCCGTTTACGAAAAGCGCATAAGGAACATGCTTGAATCTTTTGCGATAATTCAAAAACCTCGCACAAGCTCCATCCAATCTGTTTTCCAAGTTATCTTTTGAAATATCAATTCCAAAAACAAATGACAATTTTGCCTCAATCCATTTTGAGAAATCTCCACCTTTACCGCAAGCATAATCAATTAACGTGTCTGAACGCTTTGAAACACTTGTAATCAAAAGATTCTTAACAAACAAATTGTGAAAATCGCGCAACCCTCTAGTCTTGCTACTTCCAGAGTATTTGTTATAGTAAACATCGTCGTCGGATAATTCATTTGGAATATTATTTCCTGTGCAAATCATTTCCTCTGTAATTGGATTGTGAATAGAATGCCAATTACTATTTGCAACACGATAGGCATTACCAAAATTCTTTTCACCATTTCTCAACTCGGCCGTTTTATCGTAACGAACGCGCAGAGGAATCCATCTCCAGCCAGCTTCATTGTCAAGAACGTATCTAAATTCTACAATAGTATTGTCTCCAAAGACTTCGTTTTCTTCGGTATACATTTGCAAGATTCCCGTGTCATCATTCTTTAACATAATATTGCATACACCAGCATTGGGATCATATGGATCTGTTGGGAAAAACTGCATTGGGAGATAATTGTATTGTCTTTTTCCATTGTTATTTGGATCAAATGATGGAAGAACGTCGTTGATAACATCTTGGCAAGGATTAATATATCCATCAGCACCTTCATCAAATCCGCATCTCAAAACAATTGTTTTATATTCATTTATTTGACTTGTAGCAGATGTTTGCAGACCATTCTGATAAATTGGAGTTACCTCATCTTGACCATTCTTTGCCTTTTTTGTACTAACTAGGAAATCAACTGTGTTGTAATAAGCTGGCTTCCATTTGAAAGAGTATTCCCATGTAGCCTTGCCCAACTTGCCAACCTTTCCAACTTCATCTGCTCCAACTCCCATGTTAGCAGGCGTAAATATTAGACCATCTGTATTATACTCAAACAAGCCTTCTTTATCTCTTGTCAAAATTAAATTGCATGCATCAAATATATTTTGACCTGCATACAATGGATAGAATTGTTTGGATTCTATTCTGATTGGGCTAACGGCTTCCGTCTTTACTACTGATTTTGCCTCCAACAATTTAATAACGTGCTTCAACAATGGAAGACGAAACTTTGACTTCAAATCTTCTTTAGTCTTTGGAATAAATCCTAGAGCCCTAACGTCTTTTTTATCAATATAATAAATGTCAAATGCAGCATATAAGTTTATAAATCTCCCAAATTTATTGTGCGGAATGTTTTCTCCATCAATTAAAGTATTATACAACTCCTTTTTGTCGGTTTCCGCGCCGGTAAACAATACATTCATATTAGTATTAATCAAATATATTTTTCCTTTTGCGGATACAAACAACAATCTTCTTTCTCCGTCGGCTTTCTCAGTTACAGTATAATCATTGCGAATATTTGGCACAATGGCATTATCGTTTAACGGAGAAATATTTGGTATTTGGAGAGTTGTTGATGAAGGGCCAATAAAATTGCGAGGCTTTACATACTTGTGCTTTTCTGGGTCATATTCGCCAGCATGAATCAACTTCATGTATTCTTGAAGAATATCGCGTTGTTCTGGATAGGAAATGGGATAATTTGTTCCTTGCAATCCCATCAAAACGTATTTTATTGTCTTACGAATTGCCACCAACAACGTCTCGGGCGAATCTATTAGAGTTCCAGGACCAATTTTTGTATTATCAACCTCCAACTCTATCTCGTAGACTTCAGGGTTTTGAAAAACATTGGCCTCGCCCGTGGTATACTCCAATATAGGATTTCTATCAGAGAATCGCGAGCTTTTTACAATACTCATGTCCACCTTTATGGGAATTTCTGGATGCTCAAACGTAATGCGGTTTAAATATCTGAAACTCTTTTTTGTTTTTTCCCAGTTTTCAACAATATTTTGTATTAGACCAGACGTGTTGCGCATATTATTTTCAATGCTGTATGAAACTCTAAAATTAAAATCGTCAAAATTAACGGGAAATGTTCGCTCTGCGTCTTTTCCGGTTCCTTTTGAATAAGGGCTTTTGTTGTAAAATTTTGCAGAATAAGCAGAAGATGACATTTTTTTGATATCATTGTGTTTGCAGTAATTCTGAATTTCATGGAACCCAATAATTTCTGCTCTAATTGGCGACAACTTGAATCTTCCTGATGATGGGTCCAAAAACTCATTTTGAATTCTCAACAAATATTCACCTTCTTCGCAAGGTGAAGTAAATCCAAGAGACTTTAATTTGCGAATCACGTTATCAAAATCTATTTTGGTGAGTGGCTTGATTCCTCTTGTGCCGAACTTTACTTCCAACTCATTGTTTTTTTGAATATCCTTTACGTGCGGATTGTTTGCCCAGAACAATTTGATTAATTTGTCCAATTGAACTTGCGGAGATTCTTTTGATTGATAGCGAGGTCGCTCTTCTCTTTTTTTGTAATTTGACGGTTCTAAATTTTCAGGTTCTTTTTTGATGGATGACATAGTTATATATATTACAATACATATTTTTATATTATAATCAATTTTTAATTAAAATATCAAATCTCTTTGTTTGCGTTGATATTTTAAATTAGCTTGCGAATTGCAATAATTTTGCATTTATTTCTTATGCTTTCTTGTAAACTTTTTCTTATGCACTTTTTTGTGCTTTCTTGTGCGTTTTCCGCCTTTCTTATTTCCATGTTTTTTGTATGTTTTATTTGCTCGTTTTACACATCTAGTATTTCTTTTCTTTTTCTTTCCACCGCTAGCACCAACCGCTATAGCGCCAAATTTATTAGCTTGACCAAATGAATCTCTTGGTCCTTGATCCAACGTTCTGTAATCAAATGGTTTTTGTTGCATTGGTTTTGCGGTAATGCCTTCGGCTTGGTCATTTTCAACTTCAACAGGTATGGATTCACTGGTTGGCGTCGGAGCAAGTCCTTCGCCAGTTCCCTCGCCGCCTTCGCCGGGTTGGCCAGTTCTATCCGCAATAATTTTTTGACCAGTTTCTATCAAGAAATTTCTGGCTTTAAAAATCAACATTTTTCTGTTAACGTATTCACCTGTGCTTAATGGTTCATTAAATATTTGTTTTGGATTAACGGTTGCAATGTAATCTATAAAAATAGGACTTTCTAATATTCTAAGTCCAATTGTTTTTTCTTCATCTGATTGAAGTACGCGTCCAGATGACATATAACTTATTGTGCTACTCAAATTTGATATTGGAAAATATTCGGATTCAGTCAATCCTAATGCCTCGTAACATTTTTGATGTCCATCGTCATCAATATTTGCTGTAAAAAACAATTGTTTTAACCCCATTCCAATTATATATGCTTTAATCTTGTTTTCTTTACTGTTATTTTCATTTGCATACGACAATGCTAGCCGTTGTTGACATTTCTTTAATAATTTAAAGTATTTAATACAAAATTCATATTCCAATGATTCTTCTATATCGTCATTCTGAGCAAAGGACAAATAAGCGTCACCCATTATGTATATGGGTAAAGATGGGTGAAAGCAAATAGAATTGTCCATTAAAACATCTTGAATTTCTTGGACTTCTTCGCTGGATAATGAATCTTTTTCGGATGAACCTCCTACTAGTTCTTCTTCTTGTTGAGGTTCTGGCAACAACAATCTTGGATTTACGTTTCTTGCAATTTCATCAAAAGTTGACCCATTTTGTTGCGTAGGTCTTAAATCACCAATGATTGTTCCCTCACTATCTCTCGAATAGTCTTCATCATTAACTTGTTCTCTCCCGGCTTGAGATTGTTCTATAGACGCTAAATATTCTTGCAAATTGTCTGGGTTCATTATAAATATTCTCCCCATTTGACCCATTAAATATCCTGACAGTCCGCGCGTAAAAGCAGAGCTAATTTCGCTAGTATATGAAATGGCGCTTGAAACACCTTGAACATTTGCAACATTTCTAGAAAAATTTCTTAATAAATGAAACGATTCAGCTGATGCAATATTGTGCGCTAAATGCATATTTAGTAGAGGACCTATTGCCTCCCTTGGGTTTTGCTGTATAATAAAAGTATTCATGGGTATTGCTGGATCACCCCGCTGAGCACCCGGATTGGCAACTGGACCTATTGTTATAGCATTTGCAATTTTAATTGGGGCTCCGCCTTGTTGAATGGGTTCTCCAAGGTTTTCGGCGGAATCTACATTTACAACTGCAAAGTTATCTTGAGGCGTTTCAGTAATATCAATGTCTATACTATTGACAAGACCCGCTTGGTCGGTTACCACTTTTTGATTTTCATCTATAACGTTAACTTCTGAAATAAACGGATAATAGTTTAATCCAGCTTTTAAGTTATTTCCTTTTGGTTGGGCAGAAAAAAGAGTACCTCGTGGTATTATTGTTTTTTTAATAAATTCAGTTATAATTTGATCAACTGATTTTCCAGCCTGAGTTAAACTTGGTGGGGTTGGACAACAATTCAACAATATTTCAACGCAAAATGATTGAACTACGTTTGTAAATTTTTGTCTGTTCACTACAGCGTTGTTTGTTGAAGGAGTTTGAGCCGCATAAATTGTTTGTATTTCCGGCAATTTTACATATAAATTTCCATAAACTTCTGCAATAGATTTTTTACAATTTTCGTCTAAATTTTGCAAATTATACAAGAAAAGATTTTTATCATTTCTGTAACTAGTACCCGCTACAGCATCAATCAATCTTTCGTAATATCTTTGTCCTTGAGTAATATCCCAAGTCCACGTTTCAGCTGCTTTATACGCAGGCTGCGCTCTTAATTTGTTTACAGCACTAGTTACGTCAAATTTTGTATCAGCTGTTCCGGAAGCACTAGCTGGACCAATATACATAGTTAACATATTTTCAACAGTTCTACATTTTGCCATAAATTCATTATACTCAACTATACACTGTTTTTTTACCTGAATATCTCCAGATCCAACATTATTTAATTTTGTTAAAAAAGCCGGAACCGCGAACGCGTTTATATCTGCACGAAAAGTTTCAATATTCGGAAATATTACTTTTAAGTAACAATGTTGCATCGCTTTTGTAAATATTCTTCTAGTTGCATTTAGAACCATGGTACTAGCAAAATGGGTTGATTGGTTGGCTATTGTATTGTTAATGGATGTGTTTAAGCTTGCACAAGTTGCACTTATTTCACTGGAAACGTCGCATTGTGGGACAAAGGTATAAATATCTCTATTATATGAATCAATGTAATCCATATATTTTTGTTTTATTTTTTGAACTTCTCCGTTTTCGGCTGCTTTTGTTTTAATATCATCAAATAATTCACTTGTTCTGATTGTGTCCTGTTTTTCATTTAAAACCTTGTAAGAATACGCGCTTTGACTATCCCCGTGAGTGAATATAACGTTAACACCCATTAATAATGCAAACGCCATTGCTATTCTATCATGTGTTACAAAATAAATGTCTAAGAATTGTTTTTGGACATTTTCAACAACTGGTGTGGTTCCATATGTTTTAAGATTTCTATTTTTAAGAACAAGACATAATAAAACTTGCAACCAATCTCCCGAACGTTTCTGTAAAAAATTTGTATTCATTGAAAATGTATTTTTATCAATTTCCTTCGGAGACTTAGCTTTTGATTGCGCAAAGAATGATAAAACTCCCTGTAATAATTTTGCCAATGAACCAATGCTATTTGCTTTTCCACTATTTTCAATTGGCTGCGTTGACATATTTTTTTCTGGGTCTACAATTTTAACGTTTGTAATAAATGTTTTTGATTTTGATTTTTTATCTAGATATAATTCAGATAATTCATAGTTATATTTTGTAAAAAAATTTTCATATGGATTTGTTGAATTGGATACCCAATTATATAAGTAGTTAACATTAGATAGACTTGACCCAGCACCTTCCATTTGAACGGCTGATGGAATGCACGAAACTAAGGTGTGAGGCGTATTTGCAGTAGGACGAAACATTTTATCATCATATCGCGTTTTTCCGGCGGGGTCATTTTCCAATTCTGAAGTATATACATAATACAACGTTTTTTGACTATTATCAGTGGCTTGTCTGTGTTTTTCCTTTGCCTCGCCATTTGTCATTATTGTATTAAAACTTACCGCAGCAAAATCAATTACAAAAACTGAATTGTTTGCAATGTCTAAATCCTGTGTAAATTTTTTTGCTCCAACATAAGTGTCTGACCAAATTTTTTTTGCTTTGCCACCAAGCGTTGGTTTGGATATGTTTAATAAATCTTTTACTTGGCACCTTCTAACGTGATAAGATTGATCCCTAACAGTTACTATTGTTGCAGGTTGTTTCCCAAAGTCAAAAAACCAAGGGTTTTTTTTGTCTCCTGTTGACGTTGGTTCAATTATAGGCGTGTATTTTTGAATTGGAACTCCATCAACGCTTGCAACGACGCTTGAAAGTATTTCAGGTTCAAAAGGAGCCAAAGCATCAGCATTTGTTGGTAAGCTTTCGTTGTAATAATTAATATTCTTTTGGATGTCAGTTCTAATGGAACCAAATTTTTCGTGAAAATCGTGTCTAGAATCTCCAATAGATGCATTTGCTAATATTTTTCCATTGGCTGGCGTATCTAAAGGCCCTGCTGATGGATCTGGTGATGGGGTTGCACTAGATTTACCTCTTGCTTTTGACGCCTTTGCTAGTACTGGTTGTGCTTGCGGAAGTACGCTTCTTGCTGGTGGTGGGGGTGTGCTTTTTTGCGCTGTTCGTCGTTTTTGCATAAATTATCTACTATTATAGTATATTTTTATTATAAATTCATAATTAAACCCTCATATAAATCCTTTTTTGTTTTTTTGCTTAAATTATTTCCTAGTCCCATTCTTTGAGAAAGCTCAACCAACTCTTCCAACTTATATGCGGTCATTGCCTTTAATGGTTTCTCTACACTTTCCCACTTGAACAACGTATTGCGATATATTTCCACCTGTTCAGAACTCGGGTTCAATTCATAACAGTAGTTACAGGCGGAAGAATCTGTATTATTTATACAGTGTACGACGTGCATCGGCAGTTGATCGTCGCAAACTAGTTCAAAACATTTTCGTTTGTGGATATACATAATATTGATATTATTTGCAACGCAGAGAGCAATAAAGGTCTTCATTCCAATAGTTTGTTTATTTGCCAATTCATCCTCCACGTCTTCTCTAATATTCTTTATCTTCTTTGTTTTTAATTGTTGCTTATTTTTGCGCATATGTTCAATGCACCTAAATTTTTCTTCTTTTTCATTGACAAAACTGGTTGTTCCTGGATATTCATACTTGGAAAATCCATTTTGTATAATAAAATAGCACCAAAAAAGCTGGTCCTTCTCTCCTGGATAAAAAAATCTTTCCTGAACCTTCTTTTCAGGTTGTTTTTGTTGTTGCCTTTGAATTGGTTTTGTCTCTACATTATGAAGAGATGAATGCTTTGCAATGAGTTTGCTTGTTAACATATAATCTTGTAATTCATTTACTACATGATTATAATCATTTTTTTCCTGATTGTTTGATTTTAAAGTTGCAGTTGGTGCGCTATGCATATTTATTTTTTCCTGAATTGTCTTTATTATCTTTCGTAAAGTATATATTCTTAAAATCTTCCTTTTGCTTTTCAAGAAAGTTCAAGTTGACTTCTTGCGCATTTACGTAGTCAATATACGTTTTCAAGCTGTCAATCATTGTGCCCGGTAACTCGGTTAAATTAATAAACGTACCATATTTGTTCTCATTTAAAATAACAGTTTCGTCTTTGCTAAGAATCCGCAATATTTCCACTTGATTAAACTTTGGCATAGATTCAATCTTTTCGCGAATTGAATTTAATTCATTGGACTCGTATGACGACTCTGCTAACATTGTTTTATATGATTAAAAAAATATTTTTAAGCTTGTTTGAAGTATTTAAATTAATTTTTATTTTTTTATTAGACGTAGCAAATAAGTTTTTCACCGTTGTAACGCATCTCCCAAAAATCGCCTTCTTCATAATGGTCATTGATCCAACAACGACCTTTTAAAACATTAATAACAACAAATTTTTTGTTTGGAAGCTTGAACCAAGTGCAACCAGCCTTTAAATCCCCAATAGGGTCATAGTTCAATTGTTTTATCTTTGGCCGCCCTCGCAACATAGTGTATCGGAAATCATTGCGAGGAATGCGGTGAATGTGAATAAATTTTCCTCGGCGCCAACAAGCCTCTCCTGTAAATTCTTTAACAATGTCAACAATATATGCAGGCAAAACAATTCTTAGGACGTGCGTCATTTATTGTGCGTTTTAATTTGATTGCCTTTTATAATTCCGATTAATCCATTTTCAATTTTTTTCTAATCGTCTTCAATAACTAATTTTGGCTTTGACATCTCCTTATTCATCCCCACGTTAGAATAATCTTTCTTTGGTTCAACCAACTCGGCAATGATGCTAACATATTTGTCATTCAATTCAAAGCGTTGACCAATAACCCTAGCGGTAAATTTAGTTCCTTCTTCAATAGTTGAGAAATACTGAACCATGTAGTGATGGTCTCTTGTAACAAACACAACAATCGGTGAAGGAATCTCATCAGAACTTTCCGCGCGAATACCCGCCTTTGTAATATTCTTTGCAACGCATTGAATCAACATTCCTTCAACAGGACAACAAATCTTGCATTCAAACACGACTTCAAATCCAATATTTGTCCCTTTCACTAATCCACTAGAGTATGTTACAATCTTACATGAACCTATCCTAATAAAACCCTCCACTACACATTTCCCCTCAAAATTATCTATAATATACCGTTCAATAGTCTGCTGAACATTCTTACCAATATTAACTATAGGCAATGATATACTGCGAGTGATTAATGCTCTTGAGTATATATTGTTTTCAATTGATTGCTTCTTTTTGAATTTTGGTTTCTGAACAGCCTCCATGGAATGTATATATTATACATTTATCTTTTTATTTCCATTTCAATTTTATATTTAATAGATTGTTGATACCCAACAATTTATTACTCGTTTTAATTTATGATGTTTTCATGAGAATCGTTTATATTTTTAATTCTTTTTTAGATAACATTGCCGTCTCAAAATCAAAAAACCATAATTTATTGTTCTTTTTAGTTTTATTGTAATACCTAAACAATAATTCTTGCAATGAACACAATTCGGATTGAACCATACCTTTTGTTGTTCCTTGTGTATATTTATCAAATATTTCTTGACCAAGCAACTCTGTTAGAATTGCAATCTTTTTGGGTTTACTTGCTTCATCGCATCTAGCCCCGGTATTTCGCTTTGCCTCCATATCTTTTACCTTAAATACAAAATATCTATTCTTCTGATCTTGACCAATAAAACCAATAAGATTGTTCAACTCAAATTTCATGTAATCCATTTTTGTTACTGTTTCCATGGCAATTTCTCTTTCGTCCTCTGGTTCAGCTTGATGCCATTTTTTATCTTTCAATATCATAACGTGGATTTTGTCTCCAGAAAATAATATCATGCTAGTTAACCGCGAAGTTTTAACAAGTTTTTTGTCAAGATACTTTTTTATATAATAATCAAACGTGTTTTCTTCAAACATATCAAAAGAATATATATATTTTATCAAGTGCAATTTATCGGTGTAATCAAGCATATCAACTATATGTTCAACCAAAAATTCAAGAGCCTCAGGCGACGACATAATTCCGTTTTTAATAAGTTTTCTCATACTTACCCCACAATGTTTATACCAATCGTCGTCTCCTCTCGGAACAACTTCAGCTGTTCTAGCAAACGACATTGTCAAGTCAAAATTTTTCTTCATTTCTTTTACAATATGAGGCTCTTTTTCTCTTGGTTTTTCTTCTTCTCTAACGGTTGGTTCGCGCGTTTTATGTTCAGACACAATTGGTAATAGCAATTCTTTGTCGTCTTTAAAAATGTTTGATTTAATGTCAAATTTAACCATTCTATGTTTAAAGTCCAGAGGAACTGAGCGTTCATAGATAGTTGCATGTGGATTATTAAGTTCACTTGGTTGGAATAAATAGTATTCTCCAACATTTATCAAGTGTCCGGTTCTTCCATACCTATCCATTATGGGTTCATTTGCGTCTTCTATCAACTGCGTTAATGCCGCATATATCTGGACCATTGGATATGGTTTGGGTGTATTTATTTTTTGCATTAGATCACTCTTTTTAAAGAAAAATTTTCCGTCCAATTTATCGCTGAATAGTTTTCTAATTTTTTGCAATATCTTTTCTGAATTCATCATAATAAAAGCTTCATTATAAGTATCCACTTTTGTTTTTGACGAATCGTCAAAGTCTATTTCTTTTTCCGGTTGACATTTATATTCACAATCTGCCATATAATCGCACGCCGCGGAATAAGGAATGTCACCAACTTTAAAATCGTCTATAACCGCGCCATTTGATAAAATCTGTTTTACTTTTTTTGTTGTTTCCTTTTCAATATTTTCCTGAGTAAAATTTGATTGATCGTGATTAATTATGCAATCAACAGATGTCTCTTTCAATAGTCTGCTAACCCTTCCCATCTGAACTGCTTTGTATTCTGCAACTCTGTATACATATAAATCAGCTGCTTCTTCTTCGTTATTTTTCAATATAGTTCCATATATAAATATTAACACATTTCTTTCTTCAAAGTCTAAATCTTTGTGACTGAAATTGCGAACACCTCTACCAACAATTTGTTCAATTCTATTCATATTGTACCATGGGTCAATTATATGAACTTGTCGCAAAAATTTGAAGTCAACGCCTTCGGAACCTGCTTGAGAGATAAGAACTACTTTAATTTTATCACCTTTCTTATTATCATCGTTTGTAATTGCCTTAATCTCAAAATCATTGTTTGGCGATAATCTTGGATCTCCAGTAATCATAATATATCTGGCTGGCGCAAAGCTGTCTCTCTTATTTTTGCGGGGCTGAAACGTTCTTGAATCCACTAATTCTGTTGGAGGCGTTTTGAACAACGATTTGGCGCCATCACCATATCTAGAAAATCCCATTTCTTCTAATGCAAGTGCAACTGGTATTAAACCACCATCAATGTATTGTGAATAAATCAATATAATACCTTCCGCAACATGACCATCATCGGACAAAATGCTCTTGCAAATAGAATTAATCTTTGAACTATAATTTCCAATTTTATTAGGAGCAAAAATTCTCTCGTCTTTGTCAAGCAACCACTTTTTATATTCAAACGACCCCTTTTCGGGTGGATTTTTACTATCAATAAATTCCATGGTTCTTTCCAAACCGCGCTTTCCAGTTAAATCATTTGCATTAATAAATACCTCATGCTCACTAACTATGCTTTTACTTTCAGAATCTCCTCCTCTATATGAAGTTATAGATTTTTTGCTAGAAGGTTTTCTGGTAAGTTTAATAACCTGTTCTTGATCTTCCCGATGAGGTTCCAATGCAGATTCCAATTGTCCTACTCCTGTATATTCCTTTAATTCTGGTACAATAACTGGTTCTTTTTCTTCAACATCAGAATCATCCTCAAAATTTTCAACGATGCGCTCAAGACCTTCCATTGGATAAACAATATTTAGTGCCTCTAACGGTATCTGCAATAAAGTGTAACCAAATGATTCCATGTTTTCAAAACTAGGCATTTCTCTTACAACTCCAGTTTTGGTAGTTGTGCTAATTTTTCTTTTTCTAAGACTATCAATAGCAAATTTGTATCCCATGGCTTGGTACTCGCCAATGTTAGTTAAATAGATAGTTGGTTTTAAAATTTGAATCACGTCGCTGTCCTCTATTTTCTTTCCGTTCATCTGAAATTCTGGGTATTTTACGTCTTCCAAAGTGGAGTTGGGAGAGAAAGTGGATGGATAAACTCTAAAAGGAAATGTATAAGGATTTTCTCCTCTAACAAAAGAAACATACCCAGTCGCCTTTCTTGAAAGCAATTCTTTTCCTTCATCTTCTCCATTTGGACCCTTTTTAAAATTTCCATCCTTATCAAATACGTCTTTAATTTCAATGGTTGCGCGACGATCATTCAAGTTCATCAAATTCAAAAGCCAAATAATTTCCTTATAACTATTATACATTGGTGTGGCAGACAATAACAACAAACGCATATTAGAGGCAGATTTAACCAAATCTTCCAACTGAATGGCCACCTTCTTATTCTTATTTTCTTCCGCAATGCGAATATTATGAATCTCGTCAATTACAATCAATCGGTTGTCAAATTCATATTTTAAATTGCGCGTCATTTTAATGCGTTTGTCTTGCTCATCTCTAAAAGAGCCTTTTACTTCTTTAACCTTTTCAATATAATTGGCAAACTCAATATAACCTAAAAATAAATAAGAAGTGTTTATAATTGCTTTAATTTGGCTAACAACTTTTTCTTTTGTTAAACCCTTCATGTTCATTGGATTAATTTCCTTTATAAACTTATTTCCCGTTGCACCCTTTAAATTCCAAAGTCCGTCCACTAATTTTAATTTTCTCTCGTCAAAAAGCTGAACGCGAAAATTATCTTGAACGTTTGGTGATGCAACAATAATTGTGCGTTTTGAAATACCCATCTGTTTTAAATAATCTCTTTGCTCCTCGCACACGCCAATAGATGTGGCCGTTTTTCCGGATCCTAATCCATGATACAGCAAAAGGCTGTTATAAGGAGTTTGAAATGAGAGAAAATTTCTAACAAAGGCTTGTTGTGGTGCCAATTCAAATTCAGCGTTTGCTAAAAGATCAGCTTGCTCCTTAATATCATAAATTTTACCGTCATAGCGATTATCGTTAAACTCCTTCTTTTCAGCTATTTTAACAATAAAATTTGGGTCATTTAAACTGGGGTACAAATAATCGTCTTCTTCTGGATGTTTACCTAATTCATTTCTCTCTACTAACTCCTTTTTCAAGAGGAATTTATTGCACGTCTTGTCATATTCATTTCCAAGTGCAGCGCAGTTATTTTTTTCATATTCACCTTTTAAAACCTCTTCTGTGCTTAGAGCTACTTCATCGGAAAATTTAAGTTTTTTAACTTGTTTCTGTTTGGAAATTTCTGTATTTTTTGTTCTTCGTGTTTGCATATTATATATTATGAATATAATCTATATTCTTGTAATACTTTATTTATATTAATAATAATTTGTTTCTTTTCTAAATTATAAGGTCTAATTGACTCTAAACACTCATCAATCGTTTTCCACTCTAGCTTGCTGACCTCGGTCTTTTGAAAATTTTGCAAAGAGTCAACGGTGTCATTCATATACGCCAAATAATATTTATGTTTATACGATTTGTGATTTGATCCAATAAATATTTCCTCAAAAGGTAACATATTTTCAACAACTGTAATGTCTTTGCTTGAATGTCCAGTTTCCTCTTCAAACTCCCTTAGCGCGCACTCTAAATCCTTTTCTTGAAAATTGCGACGCCCTTTGGGAAACTCCCATTCAGTCTCATCCCAGTGCGTTTTACTATTATCTATGATATCATCTAGTGTAATCTTTTCCAAGTTCACCTGAATTCCATTTTTTATCACATCAAACTTTTTAGAAGCCGCGACTTCTTCTCCTCTATATTGCATTCCATTGGTGTCTCCCCACATCATCTTCCACAAACTGTCAAACGATTCGCTCCTTAAGCGCTCTTTCTCGCAAATAGACATTTCGTCTACACTTTTTTGAATCTGCTCCACATTATAAGACGAATACTTTCCTCTTATTAAATCAATGTAACCAAAACTATCTTTGCGACGTATCATCAAATATTGAACTCCTTTATTGCTTGACCTAAACACTACAATTCCATAACTAGTAATTGGCAATTTGCATTGGTGAAATAAATGTCCATGTTTTCCGCAGTTGTTGCATATGTTTGTTTTATTCATTCAATCTATGACTTATATTATATAGGCATTTATGTTTAAACATTTATCTTTTAATATTAATTTATTCAAATGGGATTAGATCCAAAAGTATGGGGGCCTCACTATTGGTTTTTTTTACATACAGTAGCAATGTGTTATCCGCATAGACCAAATACTATTACGAAGAAGAAATACTACGAATTTATTCACAATATACCAATGTTTATTCCTGTTGAAACTATGGCAACATATTTTAGCCAATTGTTAGATCAATATCCTGTATCGCCTTATTTAGATTCGCGCGATGCATTTATACGTTGGATGCATTTTATACACAATAAAATTAATCAACGACTTGAAAAACCTAATATTTCCCTCAGTAAATTTTACGAATATTATTATGAACAGTATAAACCCAATGATTTGAAAATGAGAGAATACTACAAAATGCGTGGCAAAATTATTTATTTTGTAATTATTGCCATAGTTGCGGGGACTATTTTTTACTTATACAATGAATAATTTAAGCTACGTTAATTATATAAAATTATTGTCGGAACTTTATAATAAATGACGGTCATTAATGGTATAGAGATTGACGACATAGATTACAAGGTGAATGATATTAAATACGCCATTAAAAACAATGATCCAATTGAGAAAAAATTAAATGTGGTTATTGTTATATCAAACCCTTGTTTATACGCAAAGCGTTATATACTTTTAAAAGAGTTTGTAAAAAGAATAGAAGAAGAGGAAGAACATGTTAACTTATTTGTTGTTGAATTGGCTTATAAAAACCAAAAATTTATAGTTACTGACAAAAAAAACAAGAATCATTTGCAATTAAGAACGGAAACGGCCATTTGGCACAAAGAGAATATGGTTAACTTGGCGGTTAAACACTTACTTCCCAAGAAATGGAAGGCTTTTGCATGGATTGATGCTGACGTTGAATTTGAAAATAATTCATGGGCTCTAGACACATTAAAAATCTTAAATGGATGCAAGGACGTTGTGCAAATTTTTAGTCATTGCGTTGACATGGATGCCGATAAATCCACACTAAAAATATTCAATGGTTTTGGCTATAGCTTTTCAAAGAATAAAAAATACAACTCAAACGCAAATGATTATTGGCACCCAGGTTATGCGTGGGCTATAACAAGAAAAGCTTACGAAAAAATTGATGGCATATACGACAAAGGCATTTTGGGTTCGGGTGATAATGTAATGGCACTTTCTTTTATTAATAAGTGCGAAAAAGGTATAAATGCTGAATACACCGAGGATTATTATAACAGCATGTTTGAATTCCAGAACAAAGCTAAAGGCCTAAGACTCGGGTACACTCCTGGAGTTATACGTCATTATTATCACGGATCAAAGAAAAACAGAAATTATACAGAGAGGTGGCAAATATTAATAAAACACGAGTTTTCACCCGAAAAACATTTGGAATACAACTCTGAAGGTATTTTAGTTCCCACTAAAGAGTTTTCCGAAGATTTCAAACAGGACATTATGACTTATTTTAAGGAGAGAAAAGAGGACGAATAAAAAACAATAGCGTTAAAATAAATAATAATCTATACTTATTTTAACAACAATAATATGAGAAAAATAAAAGGAGGAAAAGCGATTGCGTCGGGTGGATTTGGGTGCGTTTTTAATCCAGCCATAAAATGCAAAACAAGAAAAAATAAAGACGCTGGTATAACCAAACTAATGAAAACTAAATACGCAAAGGCAGAATACAAAGAAATACAAGAATTCAAGGGTCTATTAGACGACATTCCAAATTATGGCGATTATTTTTTACTAGATGGATTTTCCTTATGCGACCCAGAAGAGCTTACAAAAGAAGATCTTGAAAAGTTTGACAAGAAGTGCAAATCGCTTAAGAAAATGGATATAACCGCGTCAAATGTGAACAAGTCATTGGACAAATTAATGTCATTAAACATGCCTTACGGAGGAGTTGATGTTGGTGACTACGTTGAACGAGAAAAAATGGATTACAAAAAAATTCACAAGATGAATTCTGCATTGATTGAGCTTTTTAAAAACGGAATTGTTCCAATGAACCAAAGAGATGTATTTCACTGCGACATTAAAGATTCCAACATTTTAGTAAAAGATGATGGAAATGCTGACGTAAAAACTCGTTTAATAGACTGGGGGTTGTCAACTACGTATAAAAGTGGTGCAAATATTCCAAAACCTTTAACAAATAGACCTTTTCAATTCAATGTTCCGTTTTCAGTTGTCTTGTTCAATGATACTTTTTCAAAAATGTACACAGAGTTTTTAAAGAAGCACAAGGAACCCAGTTTCTTTATTATTCGTTCTTTTGTTATTAATTACGTAATATCGTGGGTGAGTAAACGCGGTCCAGGACACTTGAAAGCAATTAATAGTATTTTTAAAGAATTCTTTGAGCGCGGATTAATTAACATTGAAGAACAATTTAAAGAAGATTTAATAGAATTTGATTATACGTTTTATTTTATATTTGAATACATATCTTATATATTGTTCAAATTTACGCGCAATGGAAAGTTTGATAAAATGGAGTATTTTAGTCAAGTGTTCTTGAAAAATTTAGACGTCTGGGGGTTTGTCATGACCTATTTGCCCATTTTAGAATATTTGACTGGATATTATAATAAATTATGTGACTGTGAAATGCAAATTGTTGATAAAATTAAAGAAATGATTTTATACGCCATTGAATGTAGTTATGTCCCAATTGATGTTGATAAAATTGTTGTAAAATTAGAGGATTTAAATGCGTTGTTTTTGAAAGCTGATAAAAAATCCACCGTGCATTTCCAAGAAAAACGCCCAACATCTAGTTTAACGCAATCCAAATCTAAATCCAAATCAAAATCAATGTCAAAATCCAAGTCAAAATCAAAGTCAAACACAAAAACAACGACGTCCAAATCTACAACAAAAAAATCTTCTCAAAAATCAAAGTCTAGCTCCAGAAACAAAACGTCAAAACATAGCATTTAGATATATTTTAATAATCTTGTCTTATATATATTATATTATTAAAATATGTCATCACCACCACCATTATCTAGAGTTGACTCGCAATCGGAAACACCAAGAATAAACCCACTAAACGGCGTTAGAAAGGTTGGTAATAATTCAGATGCAGAAACAAAAAGAAAAAAATTGTTAAAATCTAAAAAAACTCTAAAAAAATTAGAGGATGATCCTTACTATAAAGAACTTATGAGTTGTTCGTGTGCAAAAACTCCCGATTCCAAAGGGTTTCCCAAAATTCTTCCAAAAAAAACTCCTTCTTCTGGACCCAGGTCTAGCTATTCTCCTTCTTCTCTAGGGTCTGGTTCTCTCCCTCTTCGTGGAAAAAATGGAAAATGTATTACAGGTTCAGTAAGCAACGGCACAATTACATTCCAAAATTTTCCTAGTAACGGTCAAAATACAAAAAAAAATTACACAGATTATGGAGTCAATATAACACTTCCAGACGGAACGTCATATACTAATAGATGTTTTATATTATCATTGACGCATGTATTAGGAATAGACGTGTGCGAATTTTATGGCAATGTTATAAAAATACTGCAAAATACTTCAATTCCTCCCAATTTGTTGTCTAGACCAGAAATAGAAAAATTAAAAAATAAAAATATTGATGAGTTGCACGCAATTGAAGAAGACGCCAGCCTTGGTAAAGAAGAAAGAGAACTTGCCGGAAATATTGCAAATTACATAAATGAAAAAACGGTTATAATGTCAAATGGAAAAAACGGCCGAACCGAATACATTGACGGCTCGCTTTTTTTAAAATATTTTAAATTTGATAACTTATTATCAAATGGTTTAATACTTTTAATTACCGACAATAACAGTTTTAATACAAAGTTGGTAAATTCATCTGGAAGCATAGCAAAGGGGGGAGGAATTTATATAAACCCAAATGGAAATATAAACGGTAGACCAACTTTAAATACACCGATAATTTATAATTTGGGCGACACCCATTACGTTGTTGGTGACAAATTGACTGATCAAGTGTTATTAGACTCCATTATTGAACGATGTGATAATATGACGGGAGTCAACAACGACGCTCCCTTTAACTATCCTGCAATTATAAACTCAATGAAACAAACGGCAGGTTCGCGAAATAGAAAAACAAGGAAATTAAAGAAAACTAGAAAATCAAAAAAGAGAAAAAATAATAGAAAAACTAGAAGGAGATAAGAAAATTAATTATAATCTCGCATTATATTAATTATGAAACTAGAATTACTAATATTTGGTGTAACTGCATTTTTAGCTTACAATACTTATTATGATGGAAAATATACAAAAATGATAATGAAAAATAAAAAATACTTTCAAATTGCCTTTTTTGTATTTTTAGGTATCATCTTTTATCTCATGGTAAAGAGGAATCCGGCAAGATGCAAAAATATTCTTCTTCATGCCAACAATGTTGTAAAATATATGCCTATTGATAAATCCTCCATGGATATGCTTAGTCCATTAATAGACTTTACAACAACATCTAGCAACTCAAGTTTTATGGGCGACTTAAATAATGACAATAACATGGGTGCAAGTATGGGGACATTAAACGCAGAGAAACGCATTTTGCAATCTGGAGGTAAAAGCACAAAACGTTCAGTAAGTGAAACAAAAAAGAAATATGTAGCATCTAACCAAGATTGGAAATGTGGAGATTGCAAACAACAATTAAACGCTTGGTTTGAAGTTGATCATATTAAACGCCTTGAATACGGCGGAACCAATGAAGTCGGCAACTTGGTCGCTTTATGTAGGGATTGTCACGGCAAAAAGACCGCCATGGAAAACATGTAATTCCACTTTGGGAAAGTGGAGCAAAATTACACTTTGGGAAAGTGGAGCAAAATTACACTTTTCCCAAAAGTGTCTTTGGGGAAAGAAAAATATAATGTAATTATATTATTATATTATATTATGAGTATCCCAAAAGCTACAGCAATTCCTATAATAAACAACGCAACTCTATTAGACTCTACAAAGAATTATGATTACACAAAACTAAAAACCCCTCTTATATATGGAACATTTTTCGCTGTCATGTTAATACTTATGGGAGTTACTATTGGACTAATATATTCAAAAAATGTAGATTTGCCAGGAGCTCCATCATTAACGCAATCACAGAACAATACCGCCATTACAATTATCGCCTTTGTCTCCGCAATAGTATTGATTATTCTTTTAATAATACCGCAATATAAAGACTTCTTGAATTTTTTAGGCAAATTAAAGTTTGTTTTACTCCTTGCTGGATACATTATTGGCCTCATTATACTATACCAGACGGTGCCCAAGGGAATTGTAAATGCATACTCGTTCTTATTCTTCCCAATAACCATGCTAATTGGAATTTTTCTATTTTATTTAGCGATGGAAAAAGGAACCTTGTATGGTTTAGATTTGAATTATGAGCGAATTAAATATGCATTGGTTTACTTTTGTTTACTTGTTTTTATCTTATTATTTTACACTGTAGACCCAGGGGGGTATTTGAAAACTTATTTTGGGCCTTCTCTCATTGTTACAATCCTATTAGCTATTTTTGGCTTTCTTTATTTGATAACGTTGATGACACTTCCTTCTATTAAACAAGACACTGCGACAACTGGAGGGTTCTTTAAAGGTCTTACCAAAATGAGTCTTTTCAGTGGAATTGCGTTCATTATTTTTTTAATAGTCATCGTTTCCGGCATTCTTGCTTACCCAGACGGATTCACAAATGGAACCGGTCTTGCAGGAACTGACAAAACAAACAAGGTTTCTCTCATTGTAATATTACTTATAGTCATTTTTATTGCGTGGATCCTGTTTTTTGGGATACAATCCTTCTCAAGAATACCTTTTCGCGACAGCAATGGAGATATTAATTTGAGCTTATCTAATATAACGAACATTTCTCGTCAGGTTTTTATGCTTTTATTTGGTCTCATTTTTTCTGGTTTACTTATCGGTTGGCTTGTCATGGGAGTTGAAGGTCTTTCAAGCAAATCTGGTATAGTGTCATTTATATTAAATGCTTTAATTGTTGTTACTATTTTGGGATTGGTATTTAAGTTAATTACTGGCGGAACTTATTACAAAAAGAGTCCATTCTTTAGATTAATTGTCAACACACTTTTATACATTCCTTGCATTCTGGTTGGCGTTATTGACACTATTATGAGCTTTTTAGGATTTGGTGCTAGCGCTGGAAAATCTGGAATAGGTGGATTGTGGTCTGGTTTATCTAATACAATAGAATCTACCAAAAATACTCCCACGACATATTACGTTCTGCTTGTTTTTATAATTTTATTATATGTGATTTATTTTTTCCTAGGACAACAAATACAAACAAATGTTGCAAAACAAGGCGGAACCATACTAGTAAATAATCCGGTATACACAAATTCAGAGAACACAATTGGCACATATGACAATTTAAATGGAACAGATTCCGATGAAAATAAATACGACTATAATTACGCAATTTCATTTTGGGTTTATATAGATGCAGTTAGTCCAAATGTCAGTTCATCTTTAGACAAATATACTTCCTTATTAAATTATGGAGACAAACCAAACGTTTTATATAATGCAAGCGAAAATACTCTTATGATCACTTTGTTGAATACAGGGGAACCCGCAATAGGTAGCGCAAGTCGTCTTAAAAACCCACAAGAGCTAGACGCAAGTGGTAATATAATTGTTTATAAAATGGAAAAAGTATTATTGCAAAAATGGAACAATATTATTATTAACTACAACGGCGGAACCATGGACATTTTTTACAACGGTAAATTGGTAAAATCTGTCAATGAAGCGGTTCCTCAAATGAGCAAAGACACTCTAACAATTGGTGCAGATAAAGGTATAAGTGGTGGAATATGCAATGTAACGTATTTCAATTCAAGCATTAATGCGTCTCAAATATACTATTTATACAACACAGTAAAAAACAAAAATCCTCCCGTTGCAAGTTCGGCGAAAGAATCAATTGCTAAAAACGTTGTGGCGGGCGCCGGTGTAAAAGCAAATCCACCGGTTATTACAATCCCAATTACAATTGATGTAAAAACAGAACCTTCCAGCGAAGAAGCCAACCCCAACCCTAATCCCGCCGTAAAAGCGGATCCAAATAATCCTTATATAAGCTACTTGTCATTTAAATGGTTCGCCACGGCCAATAATGACAACTACAATGGTTAATAATTTACGCGACAAATAGATAAAAATAAACGTAATAAAATATTTATTGCAACGCAATAAATATTTCCTCACTAAAGAAAATTTCTATTAGTATATTATATATCAATGGAGATTAAGAACATTATCCTCGTAGTCATAATTATCGTGTTGTTATACATAGTTATTCGTTATGTATTTTCAGATGTTAACACACTTACAAATCTTAACTCTGGAACAATGATGCAAAAAATTACCGCTGGTAGTTTAGCAACGGGAACAGTCGCCAATTCTAGCAACTTTACTTATTCAATTTGGTTCTACATTAACGATTGGAACTACAAATACAGTGATGCTAAAATTTTGTATGGGCGAGTGGGGTCTGTAACAGACAATCAAAATATAACAATTGATAGCATTAGTAATAGTTTGCCATGTCCCGCCGCTGTTTTAGGCGCAATTGAAAACAACTTGTCCATTTTATTAACATGTTTCCCTGGAACAACGCCAGCATCAAGCGAAGATACAACTGCCTCGGACGGTTCAGTTGTTCATACATGCAATATTAGCAACGTTCCTATTCAAAAATGGGTAAATTTACTTGTTAGTGTATACGGCAGAACGCTTGATGTATACCTTGACGGCAAATTAGTAAAAACTTGCGTATTACCTGGCGTTGCCAAAATTAATTCTAATGCCGACGTTTATGTCACGCCAGCTGGTGGATTTTCTGGATGGACCGCCAAATTCCAATATTACCCCAATTCAACTGATCCACAAACAGCTTGGAACATTTACCAAAAGGGATATGGCGCGAGTTGGTTGTCCAACATTTTTGGAAAATACCAAGTTAAGGTGGCTTTTACTGACAATGGAACTGAAACCGGTAGTTTTACATTTTAATTTGGTTTTTCTTATATAATATATATATATGGATAACGGTAGTTTCACAACACAAAGTACTGGAAGAGGAAGCGGAATAAAAGATTTTATGAATTCAAGCAGTTTAGTCGCCAGAATTTCATTTTTGTTACTAGTTATTTTGGCGTTTGTTATTATTCTTCAATTTTCAATATCAATTCTTGCGTGGTTTTTTGGTCCCAATAATTCTCCTAAAATAATTAATGGCATGGTTGATGCCAAACAAACAATAATTGTTCCACAGGATCCAAGTGCGTCTGATGCAAAACCCATTAATCGTTCTGTAAATGGTCCAAATGGAATTGAATTTACTTGGTCAGTTTGGGTTTTCATAGACGATACACCATCATCTAAGTATCGTCACGTTTTCAGTAAAGGAAATGCCAACATTGTTCCAGACACTGGATTAAACTTCCCAAATAATGCACCAGGATTGTACATTATGCCAAATACAAACGCATTAAAAGTTATTATGAATACTTTCAATGATATCACCGAGGAAGTTGTAATTAATGATATTCCTTTGAATAAGTGGGTTAGCGTTATAGTTAGATGCAAGAACACTAACTTAGATGTTTACATTAACGGAACTATAACAAAAAGCATGGAATTAAGTGGTGTTCCCAAGCAAAATTACGGAGATGTTAATATTGCATTAAATGGAGGTTTTTCGGGTTACATTTCTAACTTGTGGTATTACGATTACGCTCTTGGAACTGCTGCTATCTATAATTTGGTTAAAAATGGCCCAAATACAAAAATGGTCGGCTCATCTGCAATGAATTTGAAAAATTCAAATTATTTGTCAACCAGATGGTTCTTTGCTGGCGCAGGAGATCAGTTCAATCCCATTGGAACAACACCCTAATTGTTTTGAATTGTCTGGCTATATTGTTTGAATTAAATTTTCTTTTATTTTATATAATTGTATATAAAATAACATGTCTTGTTTTGGACCAAATTATAATCCTGAACCAACGAGAGAATGGAGCCGATATGAAAATCCTTGTGCATATTCAAATAATCCATTAGTATTGTATAATGGCATCGCATATAAATTAGACGTTCTTAAGAAAGGAAATGTGCTTCAATACAAAAAAAATAGTTCAAATATAACTAAACAACAACGTTATGCTCAAATTGCTCGCGGAATGTGGACAAATCGCACAACAACGTGGGCAACACAAACCCAAAGCTACACAAATCCAAATACTAATAGTTTAAGACGACTTGGATACACCACTACTATTAAAAAAAATTTTGTTCCTCTTAATAAATTGTCCGATTCTATAATATATCAACCAACTTCTTTGCCTATTACATGCCCTCCTACAATTGCTACAAATGTATTTGATTCGTTGCCAATAAATAATGGTGACAATCAACAAGCGGATTCAACGCCAACGATTCCCCCGCAAGAATACCCCGATCCAATTGCTCCTCTTAATCCTATAATTCCCCCAATTGTTCAGGTTGAGCCTCCAGAAACGGTTCTCATCCCAGACGGAGGTACACTTATTTGCAATGTTAGCGAAAATCCCTGCACCGGAGAAATTTATAGCTCAACTGAAAATAATTTTTGCAATCCAACAACGGCTTCAGATGTTCCTGGACCAATTATCAGCCTGTGTTACAATGATGGTTTGCCTACGTATTATCCAAGAGAAAGACGCACGTATTCTGCTGGTGGAAATAAATGGCCTCAAGGAGAAAAAATTATTAATAGCGCAGTTGAACCTTTCTTTCAACCTCAAACATTTATTCCAGCTACAGCGACCATTGGAAACACTATTGTTAATAACAACACTTATGGCAATTCTGGAGTTTATGGCGGTGCAAATAATTACAATGTATTAGTAAATCAATACAAGAATTTGGAAAAAATGATAATTGATTCAACAAATCAAATAGTTGAAAATGAAACAAATATTGCAAGACAGATATATGATGCAACAACCGCAATAAGTGAAACTGAAAGAAACCTTGCATGGAATATAGATGCTTCAAGAGAAGCATTGATTGACAAGGAAGAAAGCATTAAGCAACAAATGCAATATTATATTGGTGCTTTAGTTGATAAAATACTTGCAAATGACTATGCACATAAAAAAGAAATTGTGGAAACTACAAATGACGCAAAAGATAAAATTATAGAAAACACCAGTTCCGAATTTACAAAATTTTCTACTTCTTTTTCAAATCAAATAACAGGAATTTTTACTAATCTAGTACCAAATCAGTCTACAATGAATTCTCAAATTATGAGGCCATTTTCTGGCGATGGTGATGAAATTATGTATCCACAGACAGATGAGACTCTGATTGCGTCTGCCGCGAAGGCATTTAAAGATTATTTTGAAGAAAAATTTTCAGGTAACGAGAATCAATTTACTACACTTCAAACTGATTTGATCAATACAAAAAATGCAATAATAGAAAATGAACATCTTATTAAAATGCAAATAGAGCAACGACCAACTAAAGATGAATTGAAAGAAGAGCTTGCAACAAATACAAGCAATGTATTTAATAGTTTAGCGCAAAATATAAATATGGTGTTTTCTTCAATAACTCCTGCAATTTCTATTTCTTCGCAATTAAATGATGAAATTATTCCACAGCAATTGGATGATGAACTTATGTATCCGCAATTAGGCGAACAAGAAAATCATGTCGTTATGTCTCCTCAATTAGACAATGCGTTGCTAACAAGTGCCAGTCAAACTTTTAAAAACTATTTTGATAATAGGTTTTTATTAAACACAAATCAATTCAACGCGATACAATCTAGCATTTTGCAAACAGAAATAGACATTAAATCTTACGTTTCTGATAAAATAGAAGATAATGCAACAATTACTAACACTAAAATAACCGAACTTTCAGACACTATTTTAGATGAAAATGTGTATATTAATCAACAGCTTGCCAACAACAAAGAATTAATAATGAGCAGTGTTGCCGAAAGCGAAGCTAATATTAAATTATATATTAATGAAACCAACGAAGACCATGAAAATGAATATAAAACATATATTAATCAACAATTTGAACTTACCAAAGCAACTCTTGGTGGAAAGATTGATATCGTAAAATCAGACGTCACTGGTTTAATAAATACAACTAAAGCGGAAATTATTTCTAGTAATACCGCTATTAGTGGAAAGATTGATACTGCAAAATCAGACAT